TGTTCTTTCTTTAAGTAATAGAATAAAGGTCTGGAAACTTTATAAGAACCATCTGCAATACTATCAAAAGATGGTTCAACACCATCTACAATAGCACCATGTACTTTATCTCTATTTTGATCTAAGAAAGAAAAACCAAAAACACCAAAACGATTAGCGTCTTTAGTTAATTTCTCAACTATAAGATTATCGTTTTCACCCATTTCAGTAACAAGACCATCTTCTCTTAATCCAGAGCAACGAGCTTTATATCCATCATCACCTTTTTTAGGCATATCATAGATTTTCTTACATACTGAATGTAATACTAATTCTACGAAAGCATCTCTTGTACCAGATGATGGTGGTGGCACCATAACATCAATCTTTAAGTGTGGAAGATTAGGATTAATATTATCCCAATATAGATAACCATTGTCAACCCATTTACCATTAGATAAAACTTTATGAGCAACAGCTTTAAATATTTCTTCTTTGGTTAAAGAAAATTGTGTAGAACTGTTAGAATTTGCAAACACTATACCATCAAATCCGATTAATCTTTCTATTGGTGTAACACCGTTTGAAGAACATAATTCGACTTCACTTGATTTAATAGCTCTACTCGCATTTGTTATATCTGGAGTATCAGTTCCTATCCCTTTACAGAATAATTTCATTCCACCACCAGAACCAGTGGATTCAACAACTGGCACACTAAATTCTGTACCTTTACCGAATTTTTCAGCTACTATTGTAGAAAATGGAAAAACAGTTGATGATCCCACAATAGAAAGTGTGTCACGAGCAATTGCGCTATTTGTCATAAATAATAAAATAGCTACAGTTATTGTAGTTAGGTATGTTTTCATGTTTGTCTCCTTTAGGTTAAAAACATATTGGGTTAATACTATTATATATTTTCATAGTAATAAGTATAATATTACAATTTTGTAAATGATTTTTAAATAAATTTAAAATACGTATTTTTAGTAGCTCTAGTATCAAAATCAAAACCCCAATAATCTATATCTTTTTTATACCAGTCTGCTATAATTTGAATTGATTTAGAATTATAATATTCTTTATAATCTTTTGTATATTCACCAACATTTTCTTTTACTACATTTTTAAGACACATTCCGAGATATGGTGCTAATTCTTTATCAATATTTTCTAATTTTAATATATCACAACAAACAACATCTTTTTCATTACATACGTAGTCATATTGCGTATGCCAACTTCTTATTGGATCTACCCATTCATTTACCCAAATATGTCTAGTTTCTAAAAATCCTTCAAATGAATTAAAAGAAACTCGGTGCTTATCCATAATATCGCCTGGTAAACGAAAATATGAAGGTATACCCATAACATATCTTGATACTACTCTAGCCCATGGATTTCTAATAACGGCGAAAAAAGTATTAATGTCTGTTATTTGTTTATTAATATCTTTCCATCTATTATGCACAAAAAAGAAAATATTAGGATAACTTGTTACTGAAGTTCCACCATTTTTTGGAATATGAATAAAAAATTTTTTCACCTAAGAGCTGCAGATTTTTGATCTGTCAATTCTTTTATTCGAATATAACTATTCTGCAATTGTTCTTGCATTATGTTTATTTCTTTTCTATAAGTTGATATTTCTAATTCAAGCGATTGAATTTTACGTTTTAATTGATCAACATCAGCTATAGCTCTTTGACCTCTGGCTTTTAATTCTTCTTCTCTATATCCCATAAGTTTAATAACTCCTCTTGAACTAAATAGGCTTCTTGTTCTTGTGGTAAAATGTAATAATCAGTAAATGTTCGAAACGAATAGTTATCCATTTCATTTTTTAAATACTGTTTAACATGAACCAATTCATGAAATATTGCAGTTAAAAAATCATCACAATTCTGTTTTTTGTCAATATTAATAACAAATTCTCTATCGTCGTACTCAAAGCAATCGTTAAATTTATTTAATCTTATTAAAATACTGTATTTTCGAAATTTAGGAAATAATTTATTAATAGCAAAGCATGCTGCATTTTCAGCTAAATCTCTTTGTTTCTTCTTACCACCTTTAATAAAAATCATAATATTATTATAACATATTTTAAATTAAATGTAAATAGTTAAGCTTCACTCAATTGGTCAAAATTTAAATTTTGTTTTTTATGACCAGGATTATATATTTTTATTTCAACATTATTATCAATATTAATCTTTAATTTATCATGAGTATAATGTAATATAAATTTAGTATTTGAAAACTCTCTAAACATATGTTGCCATATCGGTCTCCAATTATCGGCAAGTCTTAAATTGTTTGCACCGCCTCTATCTGAATTTAAAGAAAAATCTGTACTACTCTTTAAAGTAAAATCAAAGATAGAATCAAATCCGTACATATGAACTATATCTGCTTTAAGTTTATTAGCAGAATAATGTACCGCCATATGACCACAATTAAAATCTGTATAATTTGCAGCATATTTTGGTAATTCGGTATAAAATTCTTTTACTTGGTGTGATACTCTCATATAGTATTCAGGTTGCATTTCCATCCAATGTTTTGGTCTAAACCCTAAAATCCATTGGCCAGGCAAATCAATTTCTTTATTTGTCATTGCTTGCATGAATTTATAATCAACTATACAAGAAGCAAACATATCTGGAACTGGAAATCCTAATCTATTACAACCTAGTTTTAATCCTTTACGTTGTTCAGCTTCATATAATAATGAAGAATCACCATTTCCTATTACATGTACAACTCTAGGCATTTATTAACTCCTTAATTCTTTTTTTACCTTTATAACCAGTCCAATGCACTATTTTTTTATCCCAACTATTTTCGTTATCATTTTCTAATTGAACTCTTAACCAGTTATATTCATTTGGTAATGGATTTATATATGTTAGTTTTTGGAGCTGATCTAATCTTTCATACAATACTTCTTGATCGCCGACCTGATTACTTTCTAAAATCCAATTTGACCATTGTTTTAATATATTAGGTTTACCTATAAATCCTACAACTCCGGAATTATACCATGGTCCATAGTCACCTCTTCTTTTTGTCCACGGTTTATCTTCTACCATATTTAATTTATTAGGTTTTAGTAAATCAAATATGTTATCTACATTTGCTAATATTTCACAGTCAGTATCGATCCAAACAGTTTTTTCTGCTGGACAATTCAACATTGCTTTAGGTTTTTTAAACCAACCTTGTTCAACTGTATTAGCTAGATTAATAATAGCATGCACATTATCTGCTAATAAATCTCTATTCTTAATACCAAAATCTGCAAAAACTAATGGAGTAGTATTGTATTTTTTATAATTTTTAAAAAACCATGGTAAAATCCATTCATGTTTATAATCACAGCCAGTTAAAAATGCTTTATCGTATTTCATATTATTTTATAATTTCGTGGGTTGACATGGTACATATGCTTTGCTCTACAGCCTTTTTCATTTTGAATAGTTGTAAAGGAATCTTTTGCTTCAACTACCCATGGATAATATTCTTGTAAAAAAGAAAAGTTGTCTAAATGTAAAAATACATCAGTTGGTCCTGCATCTGTTTCTGCTTTTTTTAATAATTCTTTAGCGCCTCGAGGCGATACCATATATCCATGTGCCCCACCAAAATATCTTTTTTGCACTAAAGGACCAACACCTAAATTTATAGGAGTATTATAGTTTCCATACGAAGGTTTTGAAAGAGTTATTACTTTATCAAAATTTAAATTAGTAGGAATATCTCCAGTAACTATTGCATCGTGTTCAAATATAATTACATTCTGATTATATTCAATACTTTTTTTCCAACAATGAAGATGAGATAGAAATGCTGCAATACATCGTTCCATTCTAGAATATTTTTGATCTATTTTAAAATTATTTAAATCATTTATATTATTCTCATCTAAAATTTTAAGCGTATTGTCATCAGGAGTTATAGCATTAAAATATTCTATATTCAAATGTGGAGCAGATGCTATACATCGATTAGCGAAATGTACAGAATTTGAATTATTCATTATTGTTATGACATATGATTTCATAACGTAGTCGTACTCCTAATACCTTGCATTTTTGTATAATATTTTTTTGTTACACCTAAAGAGAAAACTAGTTGCCTGCACATAAGAGCATCATTAGGCCATGCACCGTGTTCTTTTGTAAGTTCAATCATTTTAGATGCCCCGTTCGGTGTAATTATGTATGCACTATTTCCGGCAATTCCTTGTGGAACGCTTATATCATCAATTAATGGAGCTCTAACAACATCGTTTCTAGAAAAATGATCATTTTGTACTTTCTCATGAAATAACTGTGATAACCTAGTTGCTCTAAATGGTTCGTTAATACCTATTATATCAAATTTAGATTTTAATATTTCATCAAATGGTATTTGACTTTTAGATTTAAACATAGCATCATGTTCTAATATCAACATTGGTTCACCACTACTAATTGTTTTTTCCCATAAACAATAATGTGATAGAAAACATGCCATTCTTTTTTTAGGATCTGCTGTTTGATACGCACGTAACTTTAAACCAGATTTTATATCATTAACTTCACCAGCCCATGGATATTTCCATTCAATTCTTAAACCAGACATTAAATCATCTACTTCATTTGGAGTTACAGCATTAAAAAATTCTATATGCGTATTTGCAGCTGAAGTTTGCCAACACCAATTTGCATATCTGTTAGAATCAATGTCATCTTTTATTCTTATAATATTAGCTCTCATAATTTACCTCTAAAATTATATAAACGCCATGGTGTAAAACAAACCGTTCCTAAACTAATATGATCAGCACCTGCATTTATATATTGCTTTGCTCCATACATATTTGTCACACCTCCACCAGCTATTACTTCAACATGATTATGCCAAGTTTTTATATAGTCGATTATTCTCATAGTATGTGGTACAACCATTCTACCACTTAATCCACCCTTGGGCGTTGCAACTGTATTACTTGCGTGTATTTGTTTATAACCCAAATCAACTATTTTATCGATTTGCTTATTCGTAATATTTGGTGGAACTTTTACAATACACCATTTACGGTTATCTTTAGTAAAACTTTTAATTAAATTTGGGTGTTTATCAACATTCGGACAACTTATGTTTAATTCTAAATTCATATTTTTTGGAATTATTTCATACAATATTTTCCAATCATTTTTTTCCAAACTTGAAATACTCATTACATTATACCATTTTGTACTATCGATACCTTTGAATATACCAGGATTACGTAAACCAAGTTTATTGCGCCAAACCCAACCGGCTTCTGTTTTTACGTATCTTAATGTTTTAAGTATTTGTAAAAATCTACCAGGTCTAGGTTTTAAAGTAAATGTACCAGTAACGTATGTAGCATCTTTTAAAAAATTAGTATATTGTAAATAGTTACCAAACGGAGCAGATACAAAAATCATTTTGTTAATCTTATAATATAACTATCAGGTTGTCCAGTTGTTTTTCTCAAATCAAATCTTTCAATTTTCATATTCGAAGTATCTAATGTTTTTAAAAATATCTTATTCATATGTTCATTGTAATCAAATGGATGTTCTTTTACCCATCGATGATTCATTTCTTCTTCATTCATGAGTTCAATAGGCCAAACATCTTCAATAAAATATTGACCATCATCTGCTAATAATGATTTAAAATTTTTTAAAGTTTTAGCGTTTGCTACCGGTGTATGTAAGCCATCGTCAATAATAAGATCAAATTTTTTATTAGTTAAATTAGTATCAAAAGGAAATGTAGAATCACCTTTTATGAAATTACATCTTTCTAACCCATAAGGCTCTATATCCTCCATTGCAACTCTTTTAAATAAATCTAATCCGTATAAAGTTGCATGCGGGAAATATTCGTGTAAAGCTAAAGTGCTCGATCCTTTATAAACACCGATTTCTAAAATATTAATCTGATCATTTTTTATAGGTTCAAAATATTTTTCATACACCGTATCGTATTGGTGTTTTATAGTTTTATCAGCTCCATACTTATTAAATAAATCACCTAATTTCATTTTTTACCTCGCTAATAATGATCCGCCATGATAACAATTATGTATATTATTATTAGGCTCACTTAAAACTTGCCACCAGCCCCATTCTGCTGGCCATAAATTTTTTGCTTCATGCAATTGTTGTACATATTTTGGATTAAAATGTTTAGGGGCATGAAAGATTAAAGAATCTGCTAAAAAACAATACCAATCATCATTAATATTTTCTCTATCAACATTTAATATTTGATCTACTGTATGTCCTCTTCCAGGCCGAGTCATGAACCCGACTGGATGATCTAAAGCTTCTTCTAAATACGGTTGAAAATTTATTTGATTTGATAATAATGCATCCCATCTTGTTCTAATTATTACATCATATTCTTTAGTAATTTTAGAAACGATATCAGCATATGCCAATATTTGTTTTGACGCGTGTTGTGTTTTATTTTGATTTAATTTTTTAGTTTTATAAGGTGACCATTTGCCATGTAAACAATCTGTTTTTGAATCATGCAACGGATGATAATCTAAATTTGGTTCATCGCAATATAATAAGTTTTCATGATATTCTATTGGTACTTCAGTTGTTCTTTTTGTCCATGTATGATAATATACATCAGCACCTGCAAACGCAGTGTGCAATCTTTCTACTATTTTTTTAGGACCAGGGCTTACATAATTTCTATATAAGCCGTGTATACATAATGCAATTTTCATAATCTATCTAATTTATCCCACCATTCACTTTGTTTTAAATCTTCTAATTCTTCTGGAGTTCCTAATCCTATAAATTTTTCTACATGAAAAGTTTTAATCGGATTTGTTAAGTAATTATAAACAGGAGCTAAATAAAATTCACCGTTTGTTCTATCATCTTCTTCCATCATCATCTTAACACCTTCAGCAAATTTCTTTTGTGATCCAAAATGATAAACACCGACAGTAGCAATATCTGATATCATTTTCTTTTCTGCCAATTCTGTTACGTAGCCATAATCATCTATTGTCACATAGCTGTGTATAGGTTTATTATGATTAGGTGTAAAAGTAAAAATAGTACTATCATCAGATATATTAAATGTATCTGTTACAAATTTTTGTTTATTCCACAACATAAGTTGATCGCAATTTGCAACCAAAAATGCTTCAGTACTATTAGGATCGATTGCATGCATAACTGTACATGCTGCGCCTTCTGTAGGTTTATCTAAAATATAAATTTTAGCTTCTGGACAAGCTTTACGTATTAATTGATCTAGTTTATATTCGTCAACATGATCTTTTCGAATGATTATGTGAACATCTGTTCCATACAATATATTATCTAAAACTCTGATAAACATAGGTTTACCTTTAATATCAATTAAAGGTTTTAGTTTATCATAACCAGCTTCAAAGAAACGAGAACCGTTTCCTGCCATAGGTAAAATTATTTTCATTCAAGGCTCTTTCTCATTTCATAAACTTTTTCATATATACTTTCGCCTGTATGCAACCAACCACCAACATTGGCCAACCAGTTATTTCCAATATTACCTCTTATTTGCCTAGCAATTTCAGGATTCATACCACAACTTAAAGCAGCAACTCTATCTGCGTTTTGTAAATCAGATACAGCTTGTAAAGTTTCTTCTTCTGACTCACCTTCTGGGTAATAACCGCCAAGCATTCCAACATGTATAGAATCAACACCGGCCATGATTGCCAATTTAACTATTACGTTCCAAGATATTGAAAATTTATTACCTGGATCTGTCCAGGTTCTTATTCCTGATCTTTGAAAATGTGTAACAACATGATATAAATTACTTGTTGTATATGCGCCCATTCCTGACCAAAAATTAATATGACATGCTTCTCCGCCGTATTCATTAATAGTTTTTAAATTCTCACATAATTCATAAGGATCAGCGTTAATACAATAAGCATATACACCTTTCCAATTACATTTAGATATAATATTTGAAATTACATCAACTCTTTCACTTAGAGGTAAATAATCATTATTTGCCATGATTTCATCTTCTTTGATAAAATCAGCTCCTCCGTCCATCATTTGTTGAGTAATCGAAACAAGTTGATCTGCTGTCAAGCCAGACTTTGGTTTTATTATCCCACCAAACAGTGGTCTGTTTTCTGCATTAACTCGATATTTCCAACTTTTCATGCCAAGAATCGATTCATTCATATATGGCAAACCTTCGATGTCAATAACTCTGCAGCGATGAACACATTCAATATCTGATTGTCCACCTTGTATAATACATAAAAGTTGATTTAAATTTGGCCATTTAAAAGCTTTTAATGGAAATTTTATTTTAACAAATTTACCTTCAATAGAATCAATGATTGCTTCCATTTCTTTAATATTAGGAGAATTTTCGATATCATTTCGAATATTTGGATTGCCAATACTTTGTCCTATTGCTATATTCCAAGCAGCTTTTGGTATATCTGGTCCATCAACTTCGTATGTAACTGTATAATGCATTACCTAAAACTTTCTACTCCGCCTTGATGTTGATCGTAATCGAATTCTGTTAATCTATTTATTTCATCTTTTAATAATAGTTTTTCTTTTTTTAATTCTGTTAATATAGTTTTATGCTGAGTATCGCGAATCGTTTCTCTTTCTCGTTCCATTTTAGCTACTCTTTTACTTAAGAAATTATGTCTGAGTTTGAGTTTACCGATATTATCAATTAGCATTTATAACCTCCATTAGTTGATTGACGTTTTCACCATTTTCTGGTAATTTGTCTTTTAAAAAGAAATGAATAAAATGACACTCGTTAATTTTACTATTTGCTGTAAATAGACCATTCCATTTCCAATGTAAGTTTTTTACTTTCATTTTTTCCTTTTTAATCCATGTGTTAAGTAATACTTGATCTGTCGACCATTTCCAATTACCAACACCATCAACAAAAGGTTTAAATTCTGATCTATTTAAAAAAGCCCTAGGCGATTGATTGTTTAAGTATTTTTCGAAAGATTTGTTCATAACCATTATACCCATATTTATGAACTCTGCACCTAGATCATTCCATTTCCAATCAACCTGAATATTCGAAAATTGCATTTGTGAATATTGTAATAATTTTTGTTTATACCAATTTTCAATTGGAGCAGATCTTTCAACGACTCCACCAAAATCGTATTCTTCTGTGAGTTCATCAAATATACTAGGTGAATTTTCTCTAATGTAAACATCAGCATCAATTATAGCAATTTGATCATACTTATGAAACCAACTAAAAGCGTTTTCTTTTTCAAAAATAGGTAAGTAACCACCATATTTTTCATAAGATTCACGACTTCGATTTGTTGTAAATATATCTGGTTTAATTCTTAAAATAGGTTCAGTTTGACAAATATGAACTGCTCCTATTTTCTTTGCATATTCTACTACTGATTTTGTACAGTGATTATATAAACGAGATTTTTTACCCACATAAACTTGATATATCAATTTTTTCATTATCTATTATCACGTACCTCTTTTCTATGTTGCGTACTTATTGAATTACTCCTTGAAGCTGCAAGAGCTTCTTTACCGTAAAACGCCGCAACTATTGCTGCAACTGAAACAAAATAAACAGCAGCCATATCTCCTAAGATTTTTGCTGCTTGATCTAAACCAATCCAATTTGCAATCACTACGAGTGATGGATATAATAACATACCCCATAAAGCAAACCATGCCATATATCGTTGAGCATCTTGTTTCTTATCGTCATTTTCCATATCTGATTTTAGATCTGCTAATCTTATCATTCTTTCCTCAGTTGCAATTTCTTCATCAGATACAACACCGTCACCATCTCTGTCAAGACGTGACCATTGTGATCCAGGTTCAAGTTTCTTTGCTGGGGCCATCTAATTCTCCTACGATTTGTTTTGCTATTTCTAATGCATCATCAAAACCATCACGTAATGAGTTAGATTTATAACCCTCTTCAACATACCACTTTAATATATCTATATCAGATTCATGCCGTGGCATATTAAAATTTTCAGTTAATTGCTCGAATTGAAATCTTAAATTTAAAAGATCAGCCACCGATTTGTTCATACACCATTCTCCAGTTTGACATTAAAGGTATACCCTCAGTTAAATGTTTTTCAACTTTTATATGAGGATGTTTGATAAGTAAAGATTCAAATCCAAGTGCTTTTCCAGCTACTGCATTTTGAACCTTATCTTCTATCCAATAAGCACCTGGATAAAACTCTGAATAATCAAAAAGTATATCGTCTTTATCTGCGCCTGTATCAAGATATACAAACTCATCGAAAACTTCTTTACCAAAAATGTTTTGAAGATTTTTTGTTCTTAATTTTTGTGTATAAGGATTTAAGGATAATGAAGTAATTACGGTAAACTTATGCCCAAACTCTTCATAAATTTTTCTAACGTATTTTACCGAATCGTATAACGGTGGTAAAAAACCTATATTAGATGAATTATTAAATTGTAAAATATATTCAAATATATCAGGCATTTCATATCGATCTGCTTGATCATAAACTCGGACATCACCTTCTGCAAAAATATTTTTTTCTCGCATCATCCAAGCATCAAATGGATCTCTCCAATTTAAAAGAACACCGTCACAATCTGTTAGTATAATACTCATTATAAAATCCACATGTCGTTTTTAGTATAATCATCTGGATTTAAAATTTCAACATCATCAGCTTTAACCCAAACACTCATAGCTAAATTATCATCATCTTTAATTTTTAACATTTTATTTTTAATGTTTTTTGCGATGATTTCGCCAGATCTTTCAAGAACTTTCATACATTTAATTGAAACGTCGGCTAATGTATAGAAACCTGATGGTCTATCCCATTCATCAACCGGAAATTCATATTTATATTTTACTAAGTATTTTGTCATTATTTAATTTCTCCTCTATAATATTAATATAATCATTATTTTGTAAATTTAAACCCCTTAATTTAAATTTTTTTTTAACTGTTACATTAATGTTACAATCAATCCCAATCATTATCATAACACGTCGTTTGACGCATTCTATCGCCATAGTATTCTTCAGCATATTTAGACGCATCAGTATAATGATTAATATTGCCATTATCAGAAGCATATCTATCTAGATGTGAAGTTTCTGTTCTTTTTACCCGTTGATTTCTTTTTACTTTTTTATTAAGTTTTTTGCCAACTTTTTTAATTAATTTTAATCTAGTATTTAAATCCATAATGATCTCCCATAATATAAATGAAACAAAGTAATACGATAAATAATATCGTTACATAAGTTTTTTGAAATAGAAGCCAACTTCCCAACAGCATGATGAGGAGAAATAATATAGGTCGAGAAGTGGCTTCTAACCATAAAGCTTGTAATATGCTGATTAATACAGGGTACATTACAAACCTTTTGTGACTGTTACACTAGCAATTGTTTCGAATTGGCTAGGATGCTTTTTAATAATATCAGAAAGTTTAATAGCAACTCTTAAACTCATTTCTCTAAGGTTATCTTCTTTTTGTTCAATAAATCTTAGAATTTTATTTTCTTCAGACTTAGTTAAACCTTTAGAAGAAAGTAAACCTTCTTTAATAACTTGTTTAATTCTGATAAAGTAATCTCTACGAGTTTTCATAGCTAAATCTATATAATGTGATCTTGAAACCATTGCTTGCATATGCGGAGCTAGTTTATTTCCTTTTTCAATTATAGCATCAAAATCTAAATTAGTTATAAAAACAATTGTACCTTCAAAAGAAAAGGTTCTTGGAATTATATTTGATTCGCTATCAACCATATCATAATCAGCAAGATATGATACTTTTCTTTTTTCAGTTGAATCAGTTACAGCCTTTAACATAGCTAAAGTTGTATCATCATTGAATATTGAATCGCTATCATCGAATACAATCATTTGGCCTTTTTCTCTGTATTCCCAAAGAGTTCTAAATAGACCAGTTGCTTTTACGTAACCTTTTACAACTGTATGATTTTCTTCTTCAGGATCCCAATTTTCAAGAGCCTCTTCGACTGTAAAAGATTTACCTAGTCCTGCAGGACCAGAAATAATCAAAGATTTAACGTCACCGCTTATAGCAGCTTGTGTCATTAATTTTAAAATAGAAAATCGATTTTTTAATTTTTTATCGATTTCTCTATCGGTTTCGTTTGATCTCGAAGGTATAGTTATCTTTCTCATTATATAATCTCCTGGCTGTTAGGATCAACTGGAATATCATTCCATCTTTTTGGAGCAGTAAATCTTTGTAGATTTAAAATCTCTTTCTCCATATCATCTTCAAGTGCTTCTTGACCATGTTCAAGCGCAATAACAACCTTTAAAACTTCAACAAGGACATCGTCTCTTGTTTGATTTTTTTGTACGCCATCAGTAACGATCTTATTTAATTTATCCATCATTACTTTATGATCTAAAATGTTATTTAATTTAATCATATATTTTCTCCTCGTTATATTATTAATATAATACTTTTTGAGAAAATGTACACCCCTTAAATGCATTTTTTTGAAATTAATTTAAATATGTATCTTTTATGTTACACGTGACCAAACATTAATTCTTTATTATATTCATCACGCCAGTGGATCATTTTAGTTATCCATTCATCTCGAGTTTCTTTATACATTATCGGATGAAAGTTATCAACGTCCATAACTATTCTTGTATGATTACAAGGCATGCCAGTTCTTTCTTCCCACATAACAGCGTACGCAGAAAGTTGCATAAAGTAATTAGTAATATCTACTTTTTTCTTTGGGCGTTTAGATGTTTTCCAATCTACAATTGTTGGTATGCCGTCCCATTCTACAATAGCATCACAAGTACCAGCAAGTTTTAAATGATCACTATATAATGGACATTCTGTTGCAAATATTTTAGTTACATGTTTATCTATTAAAGGTTTTAAATTTTGTAATGATTGTTTTACGTGAGGCATAAAATCGGAAGTATCTTCATTATTAATATATTTTTCGATAATATTATGCACAGCAGTTCCACGATTAGCGGCTTGAGTGCCAATTTGATTGGCTTTTTCTTCACCGACTCGTTTACGCCATTCTTGTATTTTATCACGATGTACTAAACTAAGTACTGTAGTAACACTAGGGTAATTATTACCATCAAGTGTAACATATCTTCGACCGTCTTTGGCATCGACTCTATCTAGAGTTTCATAGCCCATTTCAATTTTTTCATGTATAAATTTCATATTAAACCTTAATTGTGTTTCCTGCTCCTGAGTTAGCTTTTATTCTTCTAAGTGTATCTTTCCATCCTTCATCAGTTTTTGATAATTGACCACCAACACCCGATACAATTAACGGAGTCGATAAAATTTGTTCTACTCCATCAACTTTTAAAAGATCTTGTAGTTCTGAATACTTACAAAATACATCATAAGTTTCGTTTGTTTTTGTGTTTTTAACTGTGTATGTTGGCACCTTGATATCCTTTCCACCAGTTTGGTGCAGGCCTTTTCCATTCCCATTTAGCAAACGGTTTAGCTGCATGATAATAATTACGATAAGCTTGTACTGCATCGCCTTCTACTTTACAATCAGGAAAATGACTCATAGCTTGCGCAAATTCTGTTAAACCTGTTTTAGGTATATTGTTTGGAGGTGCAGCTAATATCATTCCCATTTTTTGCCAAGTGGCATGAGTTTTTTCTCTACGATATCGATATTCAGCTGCCATAGAAGCAAAGTGACCATAATGCCAATTATAGTTATCTAAACTTTCCATTGTCCACGTTGTACATGGATGATATTTGTGTACAGCAAGATAATATAAATTGTCTCTTATATCACCAAATGAATAATAAGTTTGTATAGTTTTACCAGATTTTGATCTTCGTTTTTCTGGTATACCATCTAGCATACGATGAGCTGTACTAAGCATTTGAGCAGATTCAACAATCATTTTAGGTATATGTTTATCGCATAGCATTTCTGCTGCAGTTTTTGGATCTTTGTCAAGTATAAAAATGTTCATAATATATTATATCACATTTTATGTCATAGGTAAATCAGGAAATGCTTCTGTTACGACATTTTTTGATATTCCTTGAAATTTATCTTTATTAACCATTCTAAGAACTACTTTTGCATCTTCTGGATGCACAACTTCTAGTAATCCAATGAATAAACCTTCTCTTTTTAAAGCAGACATTTTATCTCCTGGACCGCCTTTAAAGAAAAATCTAAATTCTGTATTTTTTCTAGTTAAATTAGTCGGAGCATTATGACCTTGAGATGCTTTATATGGAGGTTCACCTGGTGGTAAATTAAATTCTATACCTTCAGAATATGTACCAAGTAATATATCTTTTAATGCCCAATTTTCATTTTCTTTTAAAATTTTTATTTTTTGTTCTTTAGATCTTGCTTTTCCTACTTTTTCAATAATTTCGTAAATTAATAAATTTAATTTATTCACCGGCATTTTCAATTCCTTTCAATTTATTCATGATGGCTACTTTCTCTTCATTCGGCATTTTAATCCAATCAGTAATTTCTTCTTTTGTTCTACCACAACCAACACATATATTATTTACTAATTTACATATTTTCTTACATGGGCTTAGGTAAGTGTTTGGCATGTATTTTACAACCTATGAATTCATTATAATATTCATCACTTAATAATACATCATTTTCAAATTGTAGTTTTGCTTCATAATATGACATTTCACCTTTTGTTCTACATAATTTAAGTATTATTCTTTTGAATGATTTGTCTCCGTGTTTTTCGACAAGTTCATTAAGAATTCCTGAGGAACCAAAGTAACTTCGCCAATCACTTTCGA